CTTCGTCCCGTGTCCGTTCTGTGGCGAGCGGCAACCGTTGGAATTCGGCCGGATGGTCTGGCAGCGCGGACGGCCGGAAACCGTCGCGTATCGCTGCGCGGGCTGTGCGGCGCCGATCGGCGAAGCACATAAGCCGACGATGTTAGCGGCGGGCGAATGGCGGGCGACGGCGCCGGCGGGCGATCCGGCGGTCGTCGGCTATCACTTGTCGGCGTTGTACGCGCCGCTGGGTTGGCTCTCCTGGGCGGAAATTGCGCGTATGGCCGAAGACGCCAGCCGCGACCCGACGTTGCAAAAGAACCTGGACAATACGGTTTTGGGGATCGCCTTCGCGGAACGCGGCGACGCGCCCGACTGGCATCGGTTGCGGGACCGGCAAACGCGGGCGGCGCGCGGCCGCGTCCCGGCGGGCGTTCGATTCCTGACGTGCGGCGTCGACGTGCAAAGCGATCGGCTAGAGGCATCGGTCTGGGGTTGGGGCCGCGGGCGGCGGTCCTGGCTGGTCGACCATGTCGTGATCGAAGGCGACGTCGCGGGCGAAGCGCCCTGGGCGGCGTTGACGGAGCTAGCCGCGCGCACGTATCCGGCCGGCGGCGGCGCGCTGGCGGTCCCGATCGCGCGGATTGCGGTCGACACGGGTTACTTGCCCACGTCGGTTCACGCGTGGGCGCGCACGTTGCCGGCCGGGCGCGTCGTCCTGGTCCGCGGCGGCGGCCCGTCGGTCGCGCTGGTCTCGCTGCCGCGGACGGCCGAAGCGGTCGATACGAGTCGGACGACGAAGCGGCGGCGGCCGCGGCGCGTGCTGCGCGTCTGGTCGGTCGACACGCACGCGATCAAACTCGAAACGTACGCCTGGCTGAACCTGGCGGCGCCGGACGACGGCGCGTCGTTCCCGGCCGGCTGGGTTTCGCTGCCCGCGGTCGGCGACGAATTTTTGCGCCAGCTGACGGCGGAAAACCTGGTGCGAAAGATCGTCGGCGGCGTCGAACGCCATGTCTGGATCAAGACCTACAATCGGAACGAAGCGCTTGACTGCCGCGTCTACGCACGGGCGGCGGCGCATTTGGTCGGCCTGGACCGTTTCACCGAAGCGGATTGGACGGCGCTAGACGAACCGTTCGCCGCGCTGCCGCCGCGGGACGAAGAAACCGACCCGCCGCCGCCGGCGTCGCCCGCCGCCGCGGCCGCGGTCCCGCCGGTTCCGCCGCCGCCGCCGGTCGCGCCCGTCGTACCCGTTCCGGGCGCCGCGGCGCCGGCGCCGCAATGGCGATCGTCGTCGTACTGGGATCGCCAGCGGCGCTGACAGAAATAGGGCGCCAGCGTGTTGCGTGAAGCGCCCTATTTCCGCAGATGGACAACCGACAAAACCGAAGCCGCTACCGGACCGGACGCGCGAACGATAGCGCCGGCGGGCGAACGCGGTCAATCGGCCGCGTTGCCGGAGCGGTCAGGCAACGCTAGGTAACTTGGCGGCGTTGGCGCGCAGCGCGGCGCATGGTACGGGACGAACCATGATGCGTCCCGGCGGATCGGCGCGACCGCGCGACACGGGCGCGCCGCTTCCGGTCACGCCCGACATGCTGGCCGCGCTGGCGCAGGCGATCGCGGGCGGCGTTAAATACGTCCAGTATGCCGACCGGCGCGTCGACTTTATGTCGTTCGACGACCTGCGCCGCGCGTACGACTGGGTTCTAGGGCAGCTAGGCGTTGGGCAAAACGTGCCGGTCCGGCGCGGCGCGTCGTTTTCGAAGGGGTTGGCGGCGCCGTATTACTATTCACAGGCCGGCGTCGAACATTCGGAAATCGCCGACGCGCTGTGGTCGCGGCAGGTTCCGCGCGCGCCCGGTCAGACGTCCGACGTCGATTGGGAGCAACGCTAGCCCGGCCGCGCGATGGCGCACGACGTCGCTACGATCCCGCCGCCGTCCCGCCTTGACCGGCTGATCGCGTGGGCCGCGCCGTCGCGGGCGCTGCGCCGGGACCGCGCCCGCGCCGCGGCGACGATGCTGCGCGCCTACGAAGGCGCGGCGCGCAGTCGGCGCACCGAAGGCTGGCGCGTGACGCAGGGGTCCGCGGCCAACGCGGAACTAGCGCCGGCGCTGCCGTTACTGCGCGATCGGTCGCGCGACCATGTGCGAAACAATCCGTACGGGCGCCGCGTCGTCCGCGCGTTGTCGTCGGCGCTGGTCGGCTACGGGATCACGGGAACCGTCGGCGGCCCGAATAAGCGGAACGTCGCCGCGCTGCAAGCCGAATGGGCGACCTGGTGCGCGGCGCGAACCTGCGATCAGCGCGGCAAGCAAACGTTCGCCGGGCTAACGCGGCTGGTCGCGCGGACGTTCTGCGAATCGGGCGAAGTCATCGCGCGGCGCGTCTGGGACGCGACGGCGCCGCTAGGGTTCCGCGTCTTAGTCCAGGAAGCGGATCATTTGGACGCGTTAGGGACGATGTATTACCGCCCGCCGTTCGACGGGCATCGGATCGTCGCCGGCGTCGAATTGGACGGGACCGATCGGCCGGTCGCGTACTGGCTGACGGAGCGGCATCCCGGCGATACGTGGGCATGGGTCGGCGCGATGCAAGCGCCGATCCGCGTCGCGGCCGCCGACGTCGCGCACGTCTACGACGAAGAACGCGCCGGCCAGGGTCGCGGCTGTCCGATCCTGGCGCCGGTCGAAATCGCGCTGCGCGACCTGGACGAATGCAAAGACGCGCAGCAAGTCCTACAGAAGATCGCCGCGTGCTTCGCCGTCTTCTACACGACGCCGGAAGGCGCCGTCCGGTCGAAGGCGTCGCCGCTGGTCGACCGCGTCGAACCCGGCATGGTCGAAGAATTGCCGCCCGGTTACGAAGTGACGGTCGGCCAACCGCCCGACGTCGGCGGCTACGGCGACGTGATGCGGATCGGGTTGCAAGCGATCGCCGCGGGCACGGGCGTTCCGTACGAAGAAATTTCCGGCGATTACAGCCAGTTTAATTTTTCGTCGGGCCGCATGTCGCGCGGCGCGTACTATGCGCTGGTCGAAGAATTACAATGGCAAGTCCTGATCCCTGGATTCTGCGACCGCGTGTTCGGCTGGTTCTTGGACGCCGCCCGCATTGCCGGCTACGACACGACGGGCGTCGGGATCGTCTGGACGACGCCGCGCCGGCCGCTGGTCGATCCCGGCCGCGAAATTCCGGCGGCGATCGACGCCGTCCGCGCGACGTTGTCGTCGCCACAGGAAGCAATCCGCGAACTGGGCTACGAACCCGAACAGGTCTTGCGCGAATGGCAGACGTTCGCCGGCTGGTTGGACGCTATGGGCCTAGTCTCGGATATCGACCCGCGGCGAACGACGCATGTCGGGTTGCGGGTCACGCCCGCGGACGAAGCGCCGGCGGCGCCGCCGCCGGGCGGCGCGGGCGTCGGCGTTCGCGCGCGCGCGGCGGCGAACGGGAACGGGCACGATCCGTCGGCCGACGACGACGAAAGGGGATAACCCATGGACCTAATCCAGCTGGTCGTGTTGCTGATCGTCATTGGGGTTCTGCTGTGGTTGGTCAACAGCTACATTCCGATGGACGCGACGATCAAGCAGATTCTTAACGCGGTCGTCGTCATCGCTGTGGTGCTGTGGTTGCTGACGGCGTTCGGGTTGCTGCCGATCCATTCGGTACGGATCGGCGCGCCGATCACGTCGCCCTAGCGCGTGCGCCGCGCGCCCGGCTGGCGAACCCAACCGCCCGGCGCCGCGCCGGCGACGCGGCGGCGTTCGATACAGCGCGCGCACAATTCCAGCTGCCAGCCGACGGACCGGCCGCAGTCTGGGCACGCGTGGCGGTAGCGACTGAGTCGCGGCGGGTCGTCGTCGCGCGCGTTGTCACTTTTTGGTGCCACAATCGCCGCGGATATATTGCCGCGCGTCGGACGCGATTGCTAGGGCGTCGGTCCGATGGGACGCGCAGCGACGACGAACGCGACGGTTGCGTTACCGCTTTCGCATACGCGCGCGTTGGTCCGCGTCGAATCCGTCGACGCCGACGCGCGGACCGTCGACCTGGTCTGGTCGACCGGCGCGCGCGTCCGGCGCAACGGCTGGGACGGGCCGTGGATCGAAGAATTATCGCTGGCCGACGACGCGGTCGACCTGGCGCGGCTGAACGCCGGCGCGAACCTGCTAGCGGCGCACGACGCGCGGGCGTTGGGCGCGATTCTGGGCGTCGTCGAATCGGCCCGACTGCAACCCGCGGCCGACGGGACGCGCGAAGGCGTCGCCCGCGTGCGGTTTTCATCGCGGCCCGACGTCGAACCCGTCTGGAATGACGTTCGGGACGGCATCGTCCGCCATGTGTCGGTCGGCTACGTCGTCCACCGGCTAGAGGAAGTCGATCCCGGCAACGCGCGGACCAGCGACCCGCCGGTCTACCGCGCGACGAAATGGGAACCCGTCGAACTGTCGCTGTTGGCCGTGGGCGCCGATCCCGGCGCGCATGTCCGCGGCGCCGGCGACGCCGACGCGCAGACGTTCCCGTGCATCGTTCAAACGAAGGGAGCAATTATGAGTCGTACCGCTACCGCGCCGCCGCCCGTCGCGCCGCCGCCGGCGCCGTCGTCGACCGTCCGCACGGGCGCCGAACGCCCAGGCGATCCGCCCGGCGGCAATCCGCCGGACGACGCGCCGCCCGTCGACCCGCCGGCGCCGCCGCCGCCGCCCGACGATCCCGACGCGCGGGCGACCCTGGCCGAACGGCAGCGCGGCGAAGATATCCGCGGCGCCGTCCGCGCGGCGCGACTGCCCGAATCGTTCGCCGACCGCCTGATCCGCGACGGCGCCGACGTCAACGGCGCGCGCGCCGCGGTCCTGTCGGAACTGGCGCGCACGCAACCGCCGGTCAGCCGAACCGTGATCGACACGACGGGCGGCGACGGGTTGGAACGGATGCACAAAGGCATCACCAACGCCTTGCTACATCGGGTCGCGCCCAGCCTGTACGCGATCGACGACGCGGGCCGCGACTGGCGGTCGTTTTCCTTGCTCGAAATCGGCCGCCGCTGCCTGGAAGCGCGCGGCGTCCAAACCCGCGGCATGGGCAAGCTAGAGCTAGCGGCCGTCGCGCTGGGGCTGTCGCCGTCGACCATGAAGCGCGAAGGGCCGCACGGGTTCCTGGCCGTGTCGGACTTCCCGTCATTGCTCGCAACCATCGGGCGCGTGACGCTGACCGCCGGCTATGCGGCCGCGCCGCGGACGTTTCCGCCCTGGACGCGGCAAGGCACGTTGCCGGACTTCCGCATATCAACGCGGGTCTCGCTGGGGGTCGGGCCGAAATTCCTACCCGTGCCCGAGCATGCGGAATACGAACGCGGCAACGTCGCGTCGACCGCGCAGCCGATCAAGCTGGACACGTTCGGGCGGATTCTCGCCTTCACGCGTCAGGCGATGATTAACGACGACGTCGGCCTGTTCCAACGCATCCCGCAGCTATTCGGGAACAGCGCGGCGCAGATGGAATCGGACGTCGTGTACGGCATCCTGACCGGGAATCCGCTTATGGCCGACGGGTTCGCGCTGTTTTCGGCGCAGCACGCGAACGCCATGACGGCGAGCAAAATCGACGTCGCCAACATGGCGCTGGCGCGCGCCGCGATGCTGAACCAGAAGTCGCCGGATGGGCAATTCCTGTCGATCCGGCCGCAATTCCTGATCGTCGGGCCGCTGAAAGAAGTGGAAGCGCTGCAATTCCTGGCGCCCATTTCGATCGTCGGCGCCATTTCGGCGATCGTGCCCGAAGCCTACAAGCAAATGAAACTGGTAGTCGAACCGCGGATCACCGGACTAGACTGGTATCTGGCGGCCGACCCGGCGCAGATCGACACGATCGAGTACGATTACCTGGAAGGGTCGGCGTCCGGCGGACCGTTCCTGGAAACCCGCGAAGGCTGGGACATCGACGGCCAGGAATACAAGGCGCGCGAAGAATTCGGCGCCGCCGCGATCGACTATCGCGGGCTGACGCACAATCCCGGCGCGTAAGGCGACCGCGCGAAGAAAGGCGAAGCCATGAAAAACTTTGTCCAGCCGGGTAACGTCGTGTCGATCAGCGCGCCCAAGGCCATGGCCAGCGGCGAAGGAATCCTGATCGGTAAGCTGTTCGGCATTTCGACGAAGGCGACGACGGCCGCCGGCGTGATCGAAATGCTGGTGGAAGGCGTCGTCGCCTTCAAAAAGGCGGGCGGCGTCACGGTCGCCGAAGGCGACGCGATTTCGTTCGATGCGCCGACGCAAACCATCGTCGCCAGCGGAACGGCCGGCGCGCACGTCATCGGCCTGTGCGTCGAAGCATCGTCGCCGGACGACCCGACGTATTCCTGGGTCAAGCTCGTTCCGAGTACGACGTAACGCGGCGGTCGACTGGGGCCGCATGCTGGGATTTTGGAGCTATCAGGACCGACTCTTAGAGCGCTGCGAATGGGCGTTCGCGGAATCGGTTACGCTCTACGCGCCGGCGCCCGCGGTCGGCCTGGCGATCGTCCGCGGCATTTTCGATACGCCGCCGACGCGGTCCGACCTGGCGTTGCTGGCCGACCTGTCGAATCAAGCGCCCTGGGTTGGGTTTCGCGTCGTCGAATTGCCGGGCGGCGCGCTGCCCGAACAGGGTCAGCAAATCGAAGCGCGCGGCGCGCTATGGGAAATCGTCAACGTCCAGCCGGACGGCGGCGGGCATGTGCGCTGCCAGCTATTCCGCGTCGGCGCCGGGTCGACCGCGCCGCTGCCGCCGGCCGATCCGCTGGCGCCCATTCCGCCCTACGTTTCGACCAGCGCCGCACGGGTGGACGTCTAGCCGTGGCGTTGGTCCTGCGCCGCCAGCGTATCCGCGACACGACGGTTGCGCTCCTAACCGCGGCCGGGACCGCGGCCGGCGACCGCGTCTACCCGACGAAGATCGCGCCCTGGCGTCGCGAATTGCCGTTGCCCGCGATTGGCGTGTCGACGCTGCATGAACGCTCCGAATCGGTCGCGCTAGGCGGCGGCAATTCGGGGCCGTTCCAATTGCGGCAGTCGTTAGAATTGCAAATCGAAGTCCTGACGGAACTTCCGACCGTCAGCGGGCAGACGCCCGACGACCGCCTAGCGTTGGACGCGCAGAACCCGCTGGATTCGCTGTGCGCGCAAATCACGCTGGCGCTACTGCCGAATCCGCTGTGGCGCGATGACTTCGAAGGGTTGGAACGCTGGGAAACGCGCATCGAAGCGGCGCGGCCCGAAGAATCCGACCGCCGAACCATGGCGGCAACCATTCTCGCCGTCATCAATTATACGTGCATTGCCGAACCGACGATCGAAGACTATTTCTGCACGGCGTTTTTTGACGTCGACGTCATCGACCCGGCGGCCGATCCGAACATCAAATATCCCGGTCCCGACGGGCGGATCGAAGTCGCGTTTCAGATTCCGCGGGCGACTGATCCGCCGCTGTGCCCGCCCGAAGTCAACCCGCTGGGCGAAGGGAGTCACTAAGCCATGCCGGTTTCATTCAATCGGATTCCTGGCAACCTGCGCGTTCCGCTGTTCTGGGCGGAATTCGACGCGACGCAGGCCGGGTATTTAGCGACCGCCGCGCCCGCCTGTCTGCTGGGTCATCCGGCGACCGGCGCGACCGCGCCGCCGGAAAAACCCGTCCTAGTGACCGGGCAAGATCAAGCCATCGCGCTATTCGGCCGCAATTCGATGCTGGCCGACATGGTGCAAGCGTACCGGCTGAACGACCCGACGGGCGAACTGTGGTGCGTCCCGGTTCCGGCCGGCGCCGGCGCCGCGGCCGCGGGATCGGTCACGTTCGCCGGGTCGCCGACGACGTCCGGCCTGGTCGCCGTCTACATCGCGGGTCAGCGCTACGCGATCAGCGTTGCGTCGGGCGCGATTGCCGCCGACCTGGCGACGGCGCTTGCCGCTGCGATCGCGGCCGATCCGCTGGCGCCGATCGCGGCAACCGCGGCCGCCGCCGTCGTCGACCTGGCCGTCGGATTCGCCGGCGAAATCGGGAACGATCTACAGCTAGCGCTGAACCTGCGCGGCGTTCCGGCGGGCGAAGTCACGCCAGCCGGGCTGACGGTCACGCTGGCGCCGTTCGCCGGCGGCGCCGGAACGCCCGACGTCGCGCCCAGCCTGGCCGCGCTGGCGGACGCCGAATACGATTACGTGGCGATTCCCTGGGCGGACGCCGCGACGCTGGACGACGTCCGAACCGCGTTCGGCGAAGAATCCGGCCGCTGGGCATGGGACAAGCAACTATACGGGCACGCGTTTTCGGCCCGCGTCGACGACGTCGCAACGCTGGTGACGGACGGCAGCGCGTTGAACGATCCGCATACCAGCGTCCTGGGCGTTCCGACCGGCGCGCCGACGGCGCCCTGGCGGATCGCCGCCGCCTTCACGGCGGAAGCGGCGGTCGGATTGCGCGACGATCCGGCGCGGCCGCTGCAAACGCTGCCGTTGGTCGGCGTTCAATTGCCGCCGCGCGGGTCGCGGTTCACGGTCGGCGAGCGGCAGACGTTGCTGTTTCACGGGATCGCGACGTGCGTTGCCGGGTCGGACAACGTCGCGCGCATCGAACGCGCGATTACGACCTACCAGCGGAACGCCTACGACCAGCCGGACCCGTCCTGGCTGGACGTCCAGACGCCCGCCACGTTGCAATACATCGTCCGCACCCTGCGAAACGCGATCCTAACGAAGTATCCGCGACACAAGCTGGCGAACGACGGAACCCATTTCGGCGCCGGCCAGGCGATCGTCACGCCCAAGATTCTGAAGGCGGAACTAGTCGCGCAATACGCGGCGCTGGAAGACCTGGGCATGGTCGAAAACATGGACGCCTTTAAGACGTTCCTGATCGTCGAACGCGACCCGATCGACCCGAACCGCGTCAACGTCCTACTGCCGCCCGACCTGGTCAACCAGCTGCGCGTCTTCGCGGCGCTGGTGCAATTCCGCTTGCAGTATTCGCCGCAAGCGCTGGCGTCGACGGCATAACGGAAAGGCTGGGCAATCATGGCAGCGCACAAGGTCGGCGGCGTCGCGTTTCTGAAAGTCGACGGCGGGCAATATTTGCTGCGCGGCGACTTGATCGTGTCGCCGGATCGCGTCGAACGAAAAGGCGTCGCCGGGCAAGACGGAATCCACGGCTACACAGAAACGCCGCGCGTCCCATTCATCACGGCGAAGCTAACCGACACGGCCGGACTATCGCTGGCGCAATTGCAAGCGGTCGTCGCGGCGACGGTTACGGCCGAATTGAATAACGGCAAGGTCTACTTGCTGCGCGAAGCCTGGGCGGCCGAAGCGCGCGAATTGAACACGCAGGAAGGGTCCCTAGAAGTCCGCTTCGAAGGCATGTCGTGCGAGGAATTGCTGTAGGTGCTGGCGGGCGGGCAGAACGGCGGCGCGCGAACGCTGACGCTGACAACGCCGATCGACGCGCACGGCGAAGCGCTTTCGGCGCTGACGTTCCGGCCGTTGACGGTCGAAGACTTCGACCGCGTCGGGTATCCGATCCGCATGGGCGGGGACGGGACTTACGAACCGATCCCCGATCGCATTTCGGAACTGATTTCCCGGCTGGCCGCCATCCCGCG